AATGGACCAAATTCAGTCCCAGTAAACTCAGGTCCAATGTCTCTTTTTAACTCCAACAATAGCTTATTTAACCCATATACTCAATCTTCGAACATGGGTAAATCAGCCACTCAGTTAAGTCTGACGATTCAGATTGACCCTAATGCTGGAGAACTGGAAAGAGCATTCAGTGCTCATGCTCTGGACGTATTCAACAATGGTATGGATGATCTGACTTTTGATATTAACAACATGACATTTAATAACTAAGAGGTAAAAATGGCACAAATTTATGATCCAAACCCTCTTATCAAGGACCCGACAGACGATAAAGTGACTTATCTATTCTTAGGGTCCAGAAGCTATCCATTTTCCTATGATGATAAACTGGAAACAAACAAGGAAGGGGAAATACTTGCAAGAGATACCCAGATATTAATTTCTCTTGATGTTACAACATCATTGAAAACTTCTTGGAGCGGAGATGTAAGTAAATACCCTGTAAGTTCTGGGTCTGAAATATCAGACCACGTTTCAATAAGAAACAACACTTACACCCTTGAGGGTATCATAAGCGATACACCAGTGGAAGGACATAAGAATGAACTTTTTGGTCAGCAAGGGACTAATCACTACAGGATAATTTCTTCTATTGATGCACTTAAAGCCTTATATGAAGCTAAAAAAACCTTCACATTTTTCTCTGAGTACCAGAAGATAGATAATGTGGTTATCACAAAAGTCGACTTTGACCAGACAGGTCAAATGGCAGTTGCATTTTCTATTGAATTTGAACAGGTTCGTTTTGCATATGCTAAGAGTGTAACACTCAATGTTAAAAAGTCAACCAAAAAGACTGTAGCTTCAAATAAAAATGGTGGTGGTGCTGCTAAGCAATCTGCAACATCTATTCAAAATCACCGATTGAATATTGAAGAAGCTAAGAAAGTTAACCTGTCAAAACAATAAGGAATTCAAATGGCATACTGGTATTTAAAATGTGGGGAAGATGTTGACGTTACTTACCGTGTGACGTTAGAAGATGAGAGTTATGACTTAAGGTTAAGATGGGTTAACAGAGATGAATCTTGGCAAGCATACTTAGGTGCTACTGGTCAAGATCCTTCTGCAAGTTTTAAACTAACAAATGGCTTCAATCTTTTGAAGCCTTATTATCATTTACCGGGGATACCACCTGGTGAATTATATGTGATAGATGCTGTTAATCTATGGGGTAGACCGGACTTTGATCATATCGGAGTTGATAAAAGATATCGTCTTCTTTATATAGATTCAGGAACTGAAGATTATATTGGAGGATAAAAATGATTACAACACCATCTGGTGAAGTTTATAGATTTAATCATGAGTACAAGCTTCGTTTTGGTACTCCTGTTAACGTATCTAAGCTGACTAATGAGTCTTCGACTTTCACAACACCTATTGACCTAGATAAGAACATTCAAACGGCAAAAGACAAAAAGAATGCCTATGAATTGACAACTCATCAAATTTCCTTTACAATAACTAAAGATAATACAAAAGATCCAAACAAAGCTGAGATCACAATTTTCAACTTGGACGATGACCTTGTAAACTATATCAACAACAATATCAACCACACTCTGGCAATAATTTTGGAAGCAGGTTATGTTGGTGAGATTAAGACAATTTTCAAGGGTACAGTGGCAAAGATAGCTGATACTTGGGATAGAGGGACCAGAGAGACAAAGTTAAGGTGTACAGATGGTGGAATCAATGTTGGTGAGGCAATGTCTTCACGCAGCTACCCTGCCGGAACACCAGTGAAGAACGTCATTAGAGATTTATCAGCAGACCTTGGCACTACTGTAGGCAGCATAGAGATTGACACAGAGTTAAAAACATTTAATGCACCTGTAAGTTTTGTTGGAAGTACTGCTTCTCAGATAGGTAAACTCACTGATAGTATTAACCATAATTTCTCCATCCAAGATGGAGCAACTTATGTAACTCCCCGCGACAAACGCCTTCCCCAGCAATCTGCTTACCTTTCTTACGAGACAGGTTTGAAAAAAGATCCTGAGCCTTTGAGTCAAGGCAACAAAAAGAACAAGAAGAATAAAACTCCAAGCGATGGTGTTGGATTTACTTGTCAATTGGATGGATCTATCCTACCAGAGTCAACAGTCTATGTAAAGGGCCGTAGTTATGAAGGTGCCTTAAAAGTTACTAAGGTTACTCACTCAGGAAGTTTCGAAGAGAGTGATTGGACAACCCGAGTAGAGGCTGTGAAAATAGACGCTACAATAACTAAATAAGGTGTTATATGAACCCAGATAGATTTACAACAAGTCTTGGGACCCTTATTCAAAATAGTTTAGCAGATGTCCACACAATCCTTCCTGCAAAAATAACCTCAGTAGATTATGGTGCAGGAAGGGCTAGTGTTCTTCCACTTGTTAAAACACAGATAGGTATAAATAAAACTCTTCCTTACCCTGAATTAAGTAATGTGCCATTGGTCATTATGAGTGGGGGATTGGCTAGGATTACTTTTCCTGTAAAGTCTGGTGATACGGTTCTAGTTCTTTTCTCTGAACGAGACCCAACAAACGTTTTAGCCGGTACAGGAACAGAAGCTGTGAGTCCTGTGCAAACACACTATCTTGGATTATTCCCAATCGGCATTATACCATGCATATCTGTAGCCGGAAATGCAAAGCCAATTTCAAACGAAGATGTTTTGCTAGAAAACGATAAGTCAAAAGTAACACTCAAACCTGATGGAACTATGACTTTAGATAATGGTGCATCTAAAATAGTTCAGCAACCTGACGGCAACGTTAAGATAAATGAACTTACAGTTACACCTGATGGAAATATCATTACTGCACAAGGTGTCAACTTAAATCAATTCTTCCAAGAATTCATTAAACATGTTCACTCTGGTGTTCAATCTGGTAACAGTAATTCTGGACCTCCAGTAAGGTAAGGGTAAAATGGCTTTTGATTTATTAATTGATCAATTATCTAATGATTTGATTATTACAAACAGTGAATTTCAATTCACTACAACTCAACCCGAAGAAGTCAGACAAAGACTGGGTATCAGACTTAGAACATTTCAAAATGAGTGGTTTATTGACCAAAGTTTTGGTATCCCATACTTACAACAAATAATCAGTCAATCTCGAAGAAAAGAGGAAGTAGATGTTCTACTTGTTTCTGAGATAAGGGCTGAAGATGGAGTTGAAGCAGTTACTGATTTTAGATCAGCTTGGGACAGATATCAGAGAGTATATTCCTTTGATGCAGATTTAGTGACAGCGAATGGCCCCGTTAATGTGGCAATTTTAAATCAACCTTCTACAGAGTGGGACTACCCAGATTCAGGTGATCAAAATTCACGTGTTGAGTGTGGAATTACGGATCTTGAATTCTCTGCAAATCGCCTATTCAAATTTATTAACATTGATGGACTTCCTGTCAATACATATGCCACTTGGGTTAATAAGTGGAAATAACTGGAGAGTTTAATGAGCTTCTTTAAAGATTTAATAACTCCAGAGGGAGTGGATGTAAAAGTTTCACACACAAGATTGTGGAGCAATATTGGGATGGCATCAATGACTGCCGTGTTCTTAAGAATGGGTTTCATTACTTCTATACCTGAATGGTATGCATGGATATATGCAACGGTTGTAGTTGCTCCAAACTTAGTGAGTAAGCTTATCACACTTCGTTGGGGAATTGCAGTGAAAGAAGAAGAAAAAGAGGAGAAAAAATCTAGTGAGTGATTTTGGACTAACAGAATATGGTTTGCAGATCCCTTCATATGAGGATTGGAGAAACCTTTATTATGATAAAGCAAGGACCACATTTGGCACAGAACTGAACGTAGGTAACTCATCAGTCACTGGACAACTGCTTAGTATCTTTGCTTATCAGGATATGCTATTATGGGAAGCACTTCAAGCTGTTTACAACAGTCAGACATACGATGGTGCAGAAGGTATTTACTTAGATGAGATTTTATCTCGTCGTGGTATCTTCCGTAAAAGTGCATCACCAAGTAGTGGCTTTGCTTTTATTCAAACAGACAAGAATGCATCATGGACATATACTGTAAATAACACAGTGTATTTTTCTGCTTCAAACGGGCAGAACTATAAAGTGTCAACTGAAACACCTTTACGTGAAAGGGTTGCAGCTTTTAAACTGAGTAGCTCAGAACTGACAGCAGCTGGATCAACAGTTACTTTCACAATTAATGATGTTAAAAGTGGTGCTGCAAAGACAACAATAATTCAAACTTCATCTGCAAATGCACTTCAAACCCTGGCAACTTTCATTGCAAATGCAATTGATAGTAAAGAGACAGGTAAAGTTTTCGTTAGTGGTGATGTTCTTTATGTTGGATTCCTTCAAACAGATAAAGATAAACCTATTGGATTAAGCACAGCAACAAGATTCTATGCTAACGTTTCTTTAGGTACAAAGTGGAGTTTAGTTCCAGTAGTTGCAACAGTTACTGGTATTAACCCAACTTATGTGGGTGAAATAACCGGCATGACACCAACACCTCCAGCAGGTTATATTTCAGTAGGTAACTTCACTGAATTTTATGCTGGTAGAGAAGTTGAGACAGATGCAGAGTACAGAGTCAGATTCAATGATACAGTGGACGAGGCAAACGCAGCAACACGTCCAGCTATCTATAAAGCTATCTCCGATCTTGAAGGTGTACAACGTGTCAGAATTTATGACAACCCAACATCAAAAGATACAGCTGCTGCCCCATCATTTACATTTAACACTGTGGTGCTGGGTGGTGAAACACAAGCTATTGCTGAAACGCTATATGCCAAAAAGCCAATAAATACTTTGACTTCTGGTACAGTTAGTTATACAATAACAATAGCAGACGGATCTACTGAGATTATTCGTTATACTCCAGCAGAGCAAACAGAATATAGTGTGAGAATAACATACCGTACTGTAAATGATCAGGCTCTCACAGATGATGAGATTACAGCGATCAGAGCTAACTTCCAGGTATTGGCTGCTTCATTTAATATTGGGTCTACAGTATTCAATGCTCAATTGCAAGGTGTTATCTTTAACTCTGTCCCTTATGGGCGTCTCATATCTTTAAAAGTGGAAACAAAACTAGTTACTGCCCCTGATAGTGCTTATAGTTCAAATGATATCACATCTGGATTTGCAGGTATACCAGTTATTTCCCCTGATAACATTACCTTCTCACAACAGGTTTAAGGAGATAAGATGGCTACTGATGTTGATCACATTCAATATCGTGAAAGTGTAGTCAATGATTCTTTTGATCTTCTTCTTCAACAATTTAAAAACTCCCCAAATCTAATTAAAGTTCTGACACTTGTTGCACAGATGAAACAGACTTTAGATGATGCAGTGATCGGTGTTGGTAAGTTAAGGCTTATCAACACTGCCACAGGGAGTTACTTAGATAATATTGGAGAGGAATTAGGTGTACCAAGAAATAGTGCTTCAGATGAAGACTACAGAATTGTTTTGAAGATCCGCTCTTACAGAACACAGACATCAGGTACACGCTCTCAGATTATTGATCTACTTTCAAGATTCACAGGTACAGATGAAGACAGTATAAACACTTATATTGGAAGAGACAAATCTTTTGACCTGTTCTTTTACAATGGTTGTCTTGATGCAGAATATGCTATAGACGAACTACTTAAAATATTCCCAATTCTGACTAGTTACAGATTAGGAAGTAAATCAGGTTTACCTCTTGGATTTAAATCTGTTTACGACGAAGAAGATCCAAAACAATTTGGTGGATTTGGATCTATTTTTGATAATGATTCTGGTGGTGATAAAATAGGTCATATGGCTTCACTATTAATACAGATCGAATAAGGAGTTAAAATTGGCTAAGCCTACCTACTACCCTGATTGGGCTTCAGATGATGTAAATCTTCCCGGTACAGGTAAAATAAATAAAGTTCGCCCAAGAGAAATCATCCGTAGAACTGGTTGGGATAAGGGTCAGATTCCAACAGCTGAGGAAATTAACTGGACATTTAACAGCTGGGGTCTATGGATTAGGTATTTCAATGAAGAATTTATTCCTACAATACCTAACACATATCTCCCAAAAAATGGGACCAGCATTGCTTTACAAGGTGATTTGTCTGGTACAATATCTTGGAATGGCACTAATCAAGGGACAGGTAATATTCAAGTTGTTGACAATAGTCACCAACACCTTTCTGCAAATATCAGTGATGCCACACCAGCGCCTGTTGCCAACGTCCTTGTGAAAAGGGATGTGAATGGTGGTGCAGACTTTGCCAGAGATATTACTATTAGAACCGATGGAGCTAATGCTGATCTCTGGATGAGAAGAACCTCAGACGGTAATAATGCAGTTGGTATTAACTATGCACAAAATGCAGATCTATTTCAGATTTATTACATAGGTAATAATGGTTCTGATATTAAAGCAACCTTTAGAATGACATCAGGATTGATAGAGTTAACTAACCCAAGGTCTTTAACAGGACAAGAAGGTCAACCTAACTCATTAGTTCGTTATGACCACTTCTCTCAAAACGTTAACTCGCTTGCAGGAAGTATTAATAACGTTAACGGTGATTTACAAAACTACAAAAACGCCGCAGCTTCCACCTTCATTCAAGGTATCAGACAATCATCTGAAATCGCAATGGACAGTTCTTCATACATACCTTACTCAAATGGTAGGAGAGCAGTTGTTCCTGGTGGAGCTTACTTAACCTCACTAGCAGACTACTCAACCGGAAGACAATGGATTGAGGATGTGGATGGGGTCTGGTATAAATATTTACAATATTCCATTAATGGAAACTGGTACAATATAGGGAGTCTATAATGATTTTTAAAAATTTCAA